GTGTGATTGTTTCGCGGCCATGAATATTACATAAGCGACCACACCGAAATGAATCACATTCAGTGCGAGCATGTTATCAAAACAACTGTTCCCAGAATAATAACATGTAGACACTGTCATCAAAGCATAACAAATGAAAACTACAATATGACATTGTATCACGAGCGTCCGAAGCGACGCATCTATTTGGTTTGTCAGATTTGCAGACGATAACTCGTATGAAAGACCACTGTCTACCGACGCATCCGTGTCACTCACCGTGAGAGAAGGAGGCGGCGAAGAGTCTCTCGATTGAGACATGCTCTCATACGTGAGATTTCACTTTTATACGTCACACATCAACATTTGACGAGCACAACACGTGACCGAGCACAACACGTGACCGAGAGTAAAATTATCGATAATTTATAGAGAGCGTGCTCGGCGTCGTCGGGCGTCGTCGTGCGTCGTCGTGCGTCGTCGTGCGTCGTCGTCGTTTGTCTTTCGGATGGACGACGCATTACGTGCGTCATGCGCAGATCTACTTTGTCGTGAGGGTACGGCCCCGATGCACGACATCGCACGTCTCTTTGCGAGCGATATATCGACGTCGACCACGTACAAGACCTTCGTGAATGCTCACGGCGAGATTATTATTGGTATGAACATGTTCGTACATCGTGTGAACCGGTATGAAAAACCCATTGAGTTCTTGACTCTGTTGCGTGCAATGAATCCACGCGATGTAAAAGAAATATCGCGTCATGCTCCCAAAGTTATACTGTTTGACGCGTGGAAGTGTCAGACTCTTCACATTATCACTACAACTCAGATATTGGCCTCATCTATGTGTTACGGTCAATCTTTCTTCTCACCTAAAAAATCTCAAACGAATTTTTCACCAAATTTGATTTCCATCGCGTCAGAGGCATACGCGCCACAAGTAGTATGCGATAAATTCAATCAAAGTGTCAACAATATTATGTATATCACTTCCGTGAGTGGATCTGTCGATATGACCAATCAAATCGTAGAATATGCGAAAAAACACACAAAACCTTTGATAGTTGTCAAATTGAATGATGATAACTTATTGAATGTAGCACTTTTTGAGACATTAGTGATTGGTGATTTGACTTACTTATTTCATCACACTGCACTCCGAGGTGCCATGACACCCTCAACTCCATCTGCTAAAAAATTCAAACAATCTCATGACTCTTGTGATTCTCTGCACTCATTCAGTCCTTTATCTAATTTCTCCGAGTTATCCCCAAGAAAGTTAAACAATATATTTGATAACGTTGATAGTGATGATGAAAATATTTCTGCTGGGCCGCGTGGTGAATCAGGTGTCATTACTGGAAAATCATTGTTTTCATTGGGAAAACCAACAAAAAAAATAGTCAACCATGCTCAATTATTGTTTACTAGCCTCGCGATGGCCAAAGAAATGGTTCGCAGTAGTGAAGCTTGTAGTCTCAATGAATACACTGGATTATATAAAGAATTGCCGAATTTTCTAGAAAATTCCAAATACAAACTTGGAGATGATAACACAACCATCATGATCTTTATCATATCAAATCAAAAGAATACATCTAGTGACACGCTCGAATTGTTATCGCATTGTGACAAGCTTGACATTGAATATGACGATGTGTTTACAAATCTATCATTAGACAAATTGTTGTCTATTTTCACGGCATTATGCAATTGTGTCCAAGATGATCTCGACTTTCAATGCGCGGACATTCTTTTCTACTTGATTGGCCAAATAATAAGTAAGACATTTGATTGCCACGAAACAACATTATCTCTCAGTTCGATGACCGCATCCCTTCTTGCAATCATGATACTGAACTATAAGAAAATTGAGGAAAAGATTGATCTCCCACTCTACTCTCATATCAAAGACATATGCAATGATTTCAGTTTGAATGTAGATTCGGACATGATTCACAATTTCATCATGAACGATGTCATCACTCAGATTCCGTCTTTCGAAAGTTGCGAGATTCAATAAAGTTCTGGAGATAACCGGCAAAGTTCCCCTCCAAGAATAGAATCAAATGCTAAAAGTCCACGCGCGCTCCCCTAGTATACCCTAGTATATCCACCAGTAAGACCCCCGATAAGCCATTTTTAAAGGGGATCTGCTCGGTAGCACCGATCGGCAGGATGACGCAGCATAATAAGTCGCACTACATCCCTCATAAATTGCTAGACCAACTTCCATGATTGAATATGCCTGTTTTTTTAAGAAACTGAGTCGCGTAACTCTTCGATAAATTTATGGGAATAAAATGAGAGATAGCATATAAACACGAACTCAAATGAGTGGGATCGAGTATATTAAATTATCCTTTTTCGAAAAAAATGGAGGGATAAGGTTTCGCGTTGAAATCATTGCGGAATGTTGAGACGCGATCAGTTTGATTGATCGAGCCTCGGGGACATGTGTAAGTATCGCTCGATAGTCTCTCACGACAGAATGCGTGAACTAATCTCCATCAGGTGAATGAGTGAATCGAGGGAGTTACTCGACCGGGGAAAGATTTCATCGACGACTCGACGAGCGATAACGATGGCAACGTGATCCCGTAAAAATACACGGACACCGTATTGACGCACGAGATGATGGACGGGGGCACGAGATGGCTCAGAGGAGGTGTTGGTAGGCGCACACAACAGATTTTATTAAGGAGTGAGTTCCACTCGAGCAGTATACAATGCTCTGAATCGAGACTACAATGCTCTGTCTCGAATATCTTTTGTTCGATATTTTAGTAGACTAGCCTAGAGGCTATACTAAAGGTTTATTGTTTCTATGTAGATGCGTGTAGTTTTGAAGGTAGATGAGAGGGTGGTGTGCTGGCGGAGGTAAGTAGGATGACGCGTGTTAACTTGGAATCTGTGGTTGGCGAGGATATGATCTATAATCGTGTTATAAAATCCATTTAAAATATTTTAAAAACTATCTTAAAATTCCTTATAAAATACGTTAAAAATATTTAAAAATCTGGCTTGATTTTTGTAGTCTGTCTTGTAGTGAAGTTAGAGTAGAATATTATGTAGTATGAGCGTTATTTCCACGGTTCATTCTCTAAATGAGTTTCTAAATATTATCGAAAATGATTTGAAAGGTTTCATGATTGATGATGCTGTTGTAGAAAAATGGCACAAGATTGAATTGAAGAAGATTAAGAAACAGGATATTCTCAAGATTAAACGCGAAAATGGCTTTAATGTATTTCTCAAAGAGCAGCATGCTGATAACAAAGATTCCTTTTCAGATATGAAAGCTCTCAAAAATCAGATTGTTTCCGATTGGCATTTTATGACTGATAAAGAAAAACAAGTTTACAAAAATATTGCCAAGGAAAACAATAAAATCAACTTTGAGAACTGGAAGATTGAAATGAACAAGCTTGAAAAAAATCCTCCCGTGAATTTGACACCTAATATTATCGAAAAGATGGATAAGCAAGAACTTTGTGACAACTTATTTTATCTTGATGTTGAATTCACACATGAGAATACAAAAGAAGAATTGAAAAAGTTGCTAACAAGTGCCAGTTTCAAGCAAAAAAAGGATGAAATTATTGTAAAGACTGAAATGAATAGAAGTCTTAAAAGGAAATTGGATGGATGAATCCAATGACTTTTTTAAAAATGGTTTGTCAGCAGAAAATTTACCTTATCCGCAATTAAATATGATAACAATGGAGGAACGGCATTTCCTATAAATTTATAAGGTAAACTCATTGACTTTTCGGTAAATTTGAACGTTGGTGAAAATGTTTGAATAAGACCTGCTTCTCTAACAGACAATCGTCTTTTATCATTACGAAACTCTATATTTCCATGATGTTCAGCTCTCATCGTCGGCCCATACCCTCCTAAATCAACAACCGATTGCCCTTGACCTTTTACCAGTTTCTTAGCCTTTGAAAACAACTTTTGGGAAATATCAGTGCTTATATCTGGTTCTTCAAGATAATTTAAGTAATGCTTTAATTTACAACTACACCTGTTTTTTGTAATAACATTCCAATTTGTAGACAAATTCCCAGTATGATCATTGCGAATACCCATTATAATTACACGTTGTCGTGTTTGGGCTATTCCGTAATCAGTACAATTTACAAGTTGATACTGTACTTTATAACCTAACATAGAAAAATCATTACATATTTGGTTAATCGCACCTTCAATTGATAATAAACCTTTTACGTTTTCAGCAACGAAAATCTTTGGTAATTTGCGTCTTACAACTTCGACAAAGCATTTATACAGATTACCTACATTGTTTTCGGAATTAGCGGGTGATTTTAAATCGTGTGATTTGTCTGAATTGAACCCTAACCTTTTTCCTGCGTTGGAAAAAGGTTGACAAGGAAATCCTCCAATAACTACATCGCATTCAGGAAACTCAAAATCAGTTGTGCTTATTAAATCATAAATTGATTTTGTATTGAAATTAGCACATTTAAGATTGTTCCATTCGAGAACTTGCGATACAGGCAAAATATCGTTTTGAAACACAATTTCAAAGTTTTGTTTCTTCAACTTTATAAACTCATGATCACTATCAGAATCAATAAAATCTTCTTCTATTATCGCTTCCTTAGGTACTTCGACCGCACTACCAAATCCGTGATCAAACCCACCGATACCAGTAAAAAGAGATATAACTCTTGACATTACTTATTATAATCTTTTTAAATTTTGTTAAAAATACGCAAGTATTTTTAATCAAACGATACAATAGAATTAAGCTGAATTTTACGGGCAATGTTTCTAATAGTCTCGCAATTGGAATTAATTGGGGTGATCTGTTCTTCAAGTCCCTTAATGTAGTCTTGTTCTTCTTTTTTCTCTCTTTTTCTGTTTTTGTTAAATTTCTTTACTTTTGTTTCAATCTCCTTAATATTATCGAGAATATATTTAATCAATTTGTTATCAATGGCCCATCTGAAGAAGTTAAGTTGACCGCATGTAGATGTGATTGAAATATTGTGTGATTTTATAACCACTTTTTGAGAACTGCGACAGAAAGGATCGAAATTTTTCTTAGCAAATGCTTTGAGCTGGTTTTTATATTGTGAGTACACGTAAAAACTTTCGCCATTTAGTTCGTAATTTATGGATTCCGTTTTAGCATACTTTGTTATGAACCAATCAATTAAACGAAGCGAGATCTTAGGCTTATCTTTTAAAAGCTCTGCAAGTATTGTAATGGTTTCTTTTTTCTGGTAATATTTCATAAGACCGATTTCGAGATAATCTTCTTTTGATGAAGAAACTGAAGACATATTTGAAAAAATCTTATCTTAACTTAATTTTATATTTTTATATGATAAAAAAGTTCAACATAGAGTTTTATTGAGATGGTTTGTCAGGTGTTTCAACCGGTTTCACGTTATTTTTAAGAATATTATCACTTTTAGCTTTTCTTCGTAAAGCTCTTATTTCTGAATATTCTTTTTTACACGATTTAACCTCTTTTGAAAGATTCAAAATCGTATCGTATTCTGGATTCAATACGGTAAACATTAATACAGCAACGAAGATACAAATGATATAAAACCAGAATGCAGTATTGACATCTTTAAAATACTTCCTTGTTGTTGTCTTTACACTGTTGTTTAAGGACATAGAATAAAATATCGAATTAATAATAGCACAAAATAGACCGGTTTGGCTCAATCTAAGAGCGAACCTAAATTTCTGCACAATGGCTTGGTTAGTAAAATTTATTACAGGTAACACTATAAGTGCGACTACGAATGCAATAATTGAAAATTTTGTTTGTTTCCCAAAGAATTTTAAGGCAGCTGTCGATTCATTCGTATCTTGGTAGGTTGTATTGATAAAATAGAAGAAGCCAGGAAGACACATAGCTATGTTCAACGTATAAACTACTATACGATCCGCACGAGTCATTGTGCGCCAGATTAAGTTTTGAAGGATTCTAGTGTATTCTTTTATTTGACATTCAGGTTCAACAGCCATTATTATAATATATAATATAAAAATTTAGAAATCCTAAATGACATCCATAAGGATTTGTGTTCATCACAAATCAAATTTTACAAAAGTTGATTAAAACCCCTTATTATTTTTTAAAAAATGTTTTGAAAATTAATTTACAATTATTAGGATTTGTAAAAATGAATGAATTAATAAGAGAGTGTAATATATGTGGTGAAGATAAATTCCTTAGTGAATATTATAAAAACCGTAATCAATGTAAGAAATGTTTTAGTTCTAAACAAAAGGAAAAACACGAAGACTCCATTAAGAACAACAAGACACAAAAGTGTAAGGAATGTGGTGTAGAAAAATCCATTACTGAATTTCCAATGACTTCTCTTAAATGTAAGGAATGTTATAAAGAAGATCATACAGAAAATGTTCTTGATGGTGTCGCAAATGATATGCAAAAGAGAACACCAAAAGACAACCGTAATCCAAAAGAATATTACAATGAAATTTTAACTCAATTAATGAAAAATCAAAAAAACAAATGTTTCTATTCAGGAGAACTACTAACTGTAAAACAAGGTTGCTATAATACTATTTCACCAGAAAGACTTAACGAGTCTATAAGAGGTTACAATGATATAAAAAATTTAAGAGCAATATGTCAATTATTTCAATCTGGTGTTGTACCAGTTAATGTTGAAAGTTCTAATACTATTATTACAGATAATATGAAAAATAAAATCTTGGATGAACCAGAAGATATTCAAAGAATTTCTAATGAAAAAGGTCAAGATTTAACAGATGGACATGTCTATAAAAAGGTAATTAATTTCAATATTAATTTTGATAATGAAGATGAAGTTAAGGAAGAAATGAAATTTTTACCGAAACATGTGTTTTATAATAAGAAAAAAGAACGTTATATTGTTAAGAATAAAGAAGGAAATGAAAAATATTTTGGCAAAAGAAAACATAAAATATTACAAGGTCGTTTTATATTGGCTATGGAATATTGGAAAAGCGTATATCAAAATGACTATGAAATTAATGACCATAAGTATATTGAATATTTTGTATATTATAATAATAAATTACGTAATATTCATATTTGTCCTGAAACCAACTATATGACAGTTGACATTAATATGTTTAAAAAACATAAAATTTATAGCGAGTTTCCTGATTGCTCTCCCGGAAAAGCCCAGTGGTCTAAGGAGAAATTCAACCTTGTTAAAGAATTAAGTACATGTGTAGATTCACAAGAACGAAAAGACCGTATTGATAAGATGATTAATGAGTCAAGAGATATTGTTGATGAATATAGAAATAAGGATGTTAAAATTGAAAATCATACTGAATTAACATTTCTTGCAAACAAATTTGCGATTGCTAAAAGTAATAAAAAAAAATTAGGTTGGAAATCAGGCGAATACAAAGACTTATTCCTTACATTTTATGACAAGGTTTGTAAGTATCGTTTTCGTTGCGAATACACTAATATTTCAATGAGCCTTAGTGCTTGTAAAAATTGGCATATGTCTTATGAAAGATATAATAACAAATCAAATTATTGTGGAACAAACATTGCTTTTGTGTGTAATGAATTCAACACACCTTTCCATTGGATGCCAGAACATTTTAAAACATTTTGGGATATTGAAGTTCCCGATTACGTTAAAGATAAGTTTAATTCTATTGGATTCTAAAATATATAAACAAAACAAAGCAAAACAATGATTGTATTTTTGAAAGAAGGACTCAAAACAGTTCAAAGTAAAATGAAAATTGAAATAGAAAATATAGATGTATTCCTTGAAAATATGATTTCATATAAATTTGATGAAAATATTGTAATTGAAAAAATATACTATCGTAAGAACAATGAATTAACTGTAATTAAAAAAGTAAAATATGATGACGAGGATAATTCGAAACTAAAAACATTCCAAAGTGCTGTCACAATTGAAATGACTTTTAAAGGAGTCCCCTTAAAACTTCGCTTTTTTTATACGAAGCACGAGAAGACATTTCAAATTTCAAATGGTTTTGATATTGAAAATATTGAAGACATTCTAATTAAAATTTCAGACTACATTCAAACAAAATACACTGTCGATTATGAATTGAAATACATCCTCTATAATGGCGTTGCTCAAACAAAGTCTATTAATCTTATTCAAATGTCTGCAAAACTTGCTCAAAATGGCAATAAGTTTTTATACACCCCGTCACGTTCTGCTTCTTTGAAAATTTACAATGATCTTGGAACAGCTTGTGTTTTTTCAACTGGTAAAATACTGTATATGGGTACGAAGAACAAACTGTGTTTAATGGGGTTACATGAAGAAATGAACTTGCTTTTCAAGAAATTGTATTCGTCTTAATTATTCAAGAATAGATAAAAGTTTTTATCTTCCTTATCATATTTGGCAAATTTCACATTACCTAAATATATCGTTTTTGTGAATTCATCGAAATTCACACGAATACCGTGAAATCTTTTAGGAATCCATTTTTTATTAGGAATAATTATATTCATAAATTTATCGAGTTTATTCACTGTTTTTCCATCTATTAAAGGATGAAATGTGATGTCATTATCGTAACATTTTTCCGCAAAATAATTTTCTTTACAATCAACAGAAGATGTATATAAAATATCTAAAAATTTTCTGATTAATTTTTCTTTTCTTTCAGCAACAGAAATAACCAGTTCATCCGCTGTCATGTTATTATCATTTCTAATTAACTTTTGATAATTGTCTGAACTTTTATTTACATTTTCAGGAAAAACTGATTTGTATCTATAAATATTTACATTTCTTTGTTCTATACCTAATGCGGAATGAGACCCTTTTCGGCTTACGCGTCCAATAATCTGCTCCTCTCTATTAATATTCCAATGTGATTCTATGATGTGCATATGTCTTGTTTCTTTTAATGTAATACCTTCGGCACTTTTCTTACCTATAAACAATGTATTAATTTCTTTGCCTTCTGTATTATCTTTAGCATCTGTTTTTCCATCAGGCGATTCAGAATTAAAAATTTTACGAATATTTTCATATTCATTATCAGTTTTTAAAACTAAAGAAGCGAATACCTTAGAACTATTATTTGGGTTGCTCTCACCATATTCAACCCACCCCAAACTTCGCAACATTTCCATAAAAGTTAATAAACCACCTTCATTGTTAATTAAATGCGAATAGATGACGTTTTTCTCATTTTTATTTTGAGCGTCTTCAATCCTTTTAATTATCGCATGAAACTTTGGCGAAATATCTTTAATTTCCTCTAATTTCGCTTCTTTCGTTTCATAATCATCGAGATGTTCTTTTAAACGTTCTTGATATAAGTGTTCGTTATTATTATCTGTACTTATACCTTTTGTCTCAATATTATGAAAACTACCATTACATTTTCTTATTGAATTTGCTAAAAAGGTTTGAATTTCTTTCACGTCTTTTTTCATTGATCTCTGTGTTTTATTTTTTTTCTCAAGCTGTATTTCTTTTATACGTTCTATTTCATAACCAATATATTGCATTGATGACATTGGAATTTTATCGTAATCATTGATTATTGTTTTCGGATAATTTGCTTTTTCAATAATTTGTGTATTACCTTCACGAACGGGGTCATCTTGTTTGAAACCAGCCGATGATACAAGGCCGCTAATTCTGTTACTTAAAATACTTTTGTGTTCTTCAATTAGATCTAAATTTTCATCTATAAAAAAATCATCAAAATCATCATTTTCAGGAAATAAATTTGTTTCCTTAATGTCATTTTTTTCAACATTTATATTGTTAGATGATAAGAGATCTTCTATCTTTAATTTGAAGTCGGTTATATTTTCTGGGGCATAGTCCATATCCCTTTTAATTAAACCATCCGATAGTTTTTTAAAATAGTAAGGAAGTGGTGTTATAATTGCGGTTTTCATATTTTTTGAAACTTCAACAAAGTCTACATATGGATTGTTTTGTAATATCTTTTGTAAATCTGAATGAATGTTTTTTGTTGTTATTTCTAACATTTCTATTTTTCCATGAATTAAATTGAAAAGAACAGCCAATTCATTTGGTTTATTTATAATAGGTGTACCTGTCAATAGAACAAATCGTGTGTTTTTTGCTCCAAAAACCCATTTACGCATTAATATAGCAGTAGGAGAGTCTCCAGTAATTCGTGAGATGAAACCATGTGATTCGTCAATTATCACAATTTTATTATCGAGTGTCCTGTCCTTAATCAACGTTTCTAATTTTGCAGATTTCAAACCTGTATACCTATAAAACGTATGTTCCTTTGGTTGTTCTATATTACCACACATACGAATCTCGTTTTTGAAATTTGCTTCGAGCTGAGCACCTGGGACGATTATAACGACATCTCGAACACCCGCAAACATATCAGCAATTCCAATAGCGGAACAAGTCTTACCTGTTCCGACACCATGATAAAGAAAAATACCGCGATAAGGTGTGTTTTCGTTCATAAATTTCTGAACAAATAGCTGATAGGACTCCAATTTTTTCCCATCCTTATCCATCAATCTTTTTATTTCCACATTAGGAATATTTTTAAAAATTTCATTTATTTTTGTATTAAAATTATTCGAATGTAACAATGGATAACTCATATTTAACATAACCAGATATATTTTTTACGATTTTTTTACGAATTTTTTTACGAATTTCTAAAAATAAAGTTATTGTGGTCAAGAGCCTTTTTGATAATATTTATTTCAAGTTCAATTACAACATTTGCAGTATTATCTGTAAAGGTGACAGGTTCGCCATTGGGCTTTATTAGTTCAAATGTAAGCTTTGTTATTTCCCCACGAGGGTTCAAAACAAGCATACCCTGATTATCACTTTCTTCACTCAAGTTTTCAAATTCATATATTATAAAATTTCCTTTTGAAACCCCGTTGCTTAAATAACAAAAAGAAGATGATATGACGTCGTTTGAACCATACAGATTTCTTCCCCCTAATTCGGGTATTCTCAGAAGAATATATGGCAGTTCATCGTTAGTTGCTGGTAGTATAGCCCTCTTAATAGCAACATATTCGACCTCAGTAAATTTGCGTTTTACGTGAGGTTTGTATCCGGATGAATTCACATTAGTTCCACCAAAATGAAAAGAAAAGGAAGAGTGTTCAGGAAATTCATTATTATTTTTATCATTCGAATCAACTAACACAAAATTAGATTTATATACTATGTCAGTCATTATTATATATTAAGATTTTAAAATTCGTTCAATTTCAACAGAAAATTTTTTGCAAATTTTGTTGAACGTTGGACCAGATGTTAATTTTGTTCTTTCAATGAACTTTTTGACAGATTTCATTTTATTTTTTCTTTTCAAATAAATGAAAATCGCGAATGTTAGTTTTATATTTTCGCCTTCACTATCAAGGAAGTTGAGTTCATTATATATTCTTAAAACAACATCTTTTGATTTTATATGAAAAACTTTCATAATATCATCTAACCCATTTATAGGCTTGTGTTGTTTCTCATCATAATTCTCATCAAAAAAACCAATTTCGCTATTTTTTAAAAGTTTTCCAAAATGAAATTGTGTTATTTCTAAATATTGAGCGTGTTCATTCAATGGTTTTAGTTTTATTTTATTCTCTTTGCTGAATTCTAATACTATTTTCAATATCTTTTGTTTTGTTTTGAATTTATCAATTGATTCAAAATTTAGTAACACCTTCAATTTTTCGGTATGTTTTTGTGAAAAGTTTAAGAATTTGATATAATTTATTATCGAAGCATTTAGTTTTGTCGTATGTATTTTACATCTTTTATGGATGTTATTTTTATATGTTTTTTCATTTCGTATTTCACTGTTGTCGTTATTTTCAAAAACAAAGCCACATTTAAGGCAAAGAAACTCAATATCATTAATATTATCAAAATCATTTATATTTTTATTTTTACAATTAGAACAATTCATAATATTTTCTTTGTGTGTTTTGTAATTTTTTTATATATGTATATTTAAAAGAAGAAATGATAAATCCAAGCAAATTAATTGAGATTAAAGACCATGCTCTTACTGCCTCTTCAAGTGCATCCCACGTTAAATCAGCTTTTAAAGGCGGATTTGGCCCAGCTCAAAAACACATAGACGATGAAAGCTTTGTGAAATACGGTGAGTTGACAAAATCCCGTAAACGCACTGAAACTGCTTTTGCACGTTCCAATATTCAGCCTTTATTAGCAAAAAAGGAAAAGAATGTTCAGGCACCTGTTCACCTTGTTGAGGAAGCCAATTACGCTATGTGGACTCGCGGAGGTTTCCCCTCAAGAAGTGTCAAAGTGGTGTCGAAAACGAACATCCCTTTCCCTGTTGCTGAGTGTGGTTAAGTATAATCTAATTTAAAAAAATGATTAGGATTTGTGTTCATCACAACCCAAACTTTACAAAAATCTATTGAATTTCCTTATTAATGTTCATTAGGATTTGTGTTCATCACAAATAAAATTTGGAAATCTTGATTCAATTGAATTGCTCTAATCTTCAAGTAAATATTTATTTAAATCAACAACATTTTCTGGAAATTTTTCGTCAACCAAAAAGGTTGAAATAGGTTCAAAACCGATATCAGAAAAACAAGTTGAAAAAGACGAAAGTTGCAAGTATTCAATTACATTTACATTTTCGATTTCTTCGTCTTCTTCCTGTTTATTAACTGGTTTAGGTTCAGGTTCAGGTTCTTCAATTTTCTTAACAGGTTTCGGTTCAGGTTCTTCCTTTTTTGAAACTTTTCTTGTTAAACTCTTTTTAGGTTTTGAAATTTTCCTTGTGTAACATTTCATCTTATTCTTGAAAATTTTTGCTTCACACGATTCTGTGTCATTTTCATTTGGATCGGTTGCTTCTATACAGGTTCTTCTGATGGCCAATTTGTCAATTTTACAATTCATTATTATATTTAGATTACATTTTTTTTATATAACTTTATATTAATATGGCATTTTCGTCGAGCTTGCTGGGATGCCCATTTGAAAGTTTCTCAAATTTAGAGGATAGACTTGATGAAAATGAAGAAACGCAAAAAAATGATAAAAAAATCGATTATGTATATGATTCGAGATTTGAAAAGGTATTTGATGAAATTGATAAACTTAATAAGCGTATAGATAGCTTAATGAAACGCACAAACACATCTTCAGAAAAGCCAAAAGAAAATAAAAAAGGTTATTATTATAAACGCAACATAGGCATAGAAATTCTTATAATCCTTTTAACAGTGTTTATAGTGTATATATCGTATCATTTGTATTGCGAAATTTTTGAAACATCACCTAAAATGCCTAAAATAGGTGGAGGTCATAATATGCCTAATGTAGGACATATGCCTCATTATCCTCATCCTTATCCATACCCGTATCCTCCTTATCCTCATTACCCACCTTACCCCCCCATGTATCATACGAATACATCTACATATCCGGTGCCTCCTACATCAAGCTATTATTATGAATCACCTGTAACGTCCAATTCGTAAATAATCATTTTTTTTATATTTGTGTTCAACACAAACCTAATAATTTATAAAATCTATTAGGATGACATAAAATATTTTTTTAATATGTAAAGCGTTACTAACGTATTTATACCTGTAACACCTATTGTTTCGAAAATCAAGACCCATTCAGATTTTTTGACACATAGAAATACACATGGATCTGGTTTTGGTTCGTATTGATAAATGATAAATAGTGTTAGCAAAGACACAAAGACAAATAACCCCCAATATTTATTTATAAATAAAGACCAAAATATTAGAGAAGATGTAATTAAGCAAACAAATATAAAATAAGTCTCTTCTATATTTTTTTTACCAAATATACCAATATTTACATCAAGAAAAATCATAAGATATAGTATCATACATATGACAGCAAATACAATTACCCCAGGTTCTATTTCACGATCCATCTTATATATAAATGTTACAAAAAAATTTATTAGAATATCAATTAATTTACCACGGCATCTTGTATTCAAGCTGTTTTGTTGTATTCATCGCTTTAGGCCTGTCAGGTAATGACTTTACATATTTGTTTTGATTAATATCTTCAATATATTTTTGGTGCTGCATTACATTCGACACGATGTTGTTCACACAATATTTTAAAACGAGTTTGTTGAGTTCAACAACCTGCTCATTAATATTTTCTGCTTTGTTACGTGAATTCTGGAAAAAAATAGACCGCATGACTGTTGTGAGCTCATCATCACTCTGTCGTCCTATTTTAACACCTATTTTCTTATAAACTAGATTTTTCATATTCACTTGTAGAATTTGTTTGTTATTATTTGAAAAAAATTTTTTTGATAACGGAGACGCAGTTTGAAGAAAATTCAAATCGTTATTCATATTATATTAACTTAAACATACATAAAAAATTGAAGAAACATATAAAAATATAATATATGGTTATTGTAGAAAAGTAGAAAATGTTTAAACAAATTTATCAAAAAATTCTTTTTAAAGTCGCGAATGTCATTGGTATATTTTCAAAAACTGTTCGTTTTTATATAAAAAAAATCAAATTTGTTCAAAGGGAAACAATTATCGATACACCTTTAATTGATAAATATTTTTCAAATTATTATGAAGAAGATTATATTTTTCCGTTTGAAGATGTATGCGATATTAAACTTTTTGATCGCAATAATAAGGAACTCGAATTAAAAGATGATATTTTTGAAAATATTAAAAATATTGGAATTATGCCGGATTCGTATATTTATTTCTCTGATTTAAAATATTTTGTAAATTTACCTGTAAATTCGTATACTGTAGTTTTGGAGGTGTTTCCCTGGGTCGAATTTAACAATGGAACAAATTTCGAGACTATTTCGATTGGTCATCCTGTTCTATTTTGAAACGGTCAAAAATTTCATTATTAACTATTTGATGTTCTGGTGTTTTTATGCGAAAATTTTCTGCGATTTTAATATATAAATCGAAGCCTTCTATTTCGAGAAGATTCGTTCCATCGTCAGAGAAAATCCAAGAGTACATTATTCTTCCAATATTTGTTTTAAGAATATCTTCAACATCTTCTTCTTCTAAGTCTTCAAAAAAAGAGCAAGCAAAACGCGATAAATCAAAAGCGGGACACGGTTTACAGTTTTTATATTGATCTCCGGCTTCGGAATCTTTATCAAAAGCATCATTGATAACGTCGAGACCATTTACGGAATATGTTGAACGACCAAAATCAATAACTTTAATAATGTATCCAAATGTAGGTATTTGATAGACAGCATCATTATATTTGATGTTAATATATGTTTTTTCAGTCTTTTTACCCATCACGTTATGAATATGCAAATCGTTATGAACAAAATTTATCGAATCATTAGCAGATTTTAATGCAAACAAAAGTTGTAAAACCCACGATGTCATTTTGTAATCAAATATCTGTTTCCTTATTGTTTTAAGTTTTGGAAAATTTGTATCAGATAAAAATTGTTCTAAACTTTCTGTATACATTTCATCAAAAAGAACATCAAGTTTTTCCTGCAATATTATCAGAACAGGCATAGTTGGATGAATTAGTGTAAAATCATCGTCACTATCTTTTGTCTTTTCAATTGAATAACCATTTTGTAATAATTCATCCATTTCTTCATCATCGCTAATTTCGTCATCATCTAAAACTTCCCTGTATTCGTTGACGATTCCACTTGAATAATCGAGAACGACCGGGAATTGATATGGGTGTTTTTGTGATAAAAGTATCGAGCACAATAATTCTGTGTAAGCTTTATTATTTGGATCGTTCACTTTTTTAACAAGATCTTTCGAATTTTCATTTGGTAAAAACAAGCACTCGTCAAAATTAGGTAATCTTCCGTAAAACATATCAAGTGTGTCGATAAGAGGAACTTGTTTAATATGGAAGGGATAAATTACATTGTTAATAACACACGTTAAGTTGTTTGGATCGTAATTTACTACATCATCAATTTCGTGATCAAGTTTTATTTTAAGATTTTTACAAAATCTTCTTTTTTTGGTCTTCAATTTATCAAATATAGGAACATAAGTTTGAATATCTTGAAGTTCGATATGACTTTCTTTCAAAAATTTTTCTAACTTCTTATTTTGCCGTTTTTTGAAGGAAAACATTTATTATTTTTTAAATTGATTTAAAAATGACTTATTTTAACGCACATAATTTTATATATGATTATAATATAAAAGAAATGAAATCTGTAATAGCATTAAACGTTGTAATAATTGTGGGTTTAATTGTTGTGATTCTGATACTTTTAAAAAATAAAAATAACAAAACAACAAGCAATAGTGTTAATAGCTTTAATATTACAACAGAGCCTGTAAAACTTGTGCGTGTTAATATTCCATCACGAGGTGAAGTAACAAAATACGAAGAAGTAGGTGTTCTTTCGAATGGCGACCGTCTTCTCAAGCTAATGGGGAGAGAGACATATGGTGGATCAAACAAATACCAGTATTATGCTCTTTCTGATAATTTTGTTTCGTCGCGTTTAACAGTAGTAAAGGGTAAGCGTGAATGTGATGAGACATATGGATGCAATGAACTTTATGATGGCGATCAATTGACCGTTCCTGACATTTCCGAAACATTGAAATTTAAAGTGAATATTCACAATAACCTCGATAAGAACAAATTGCGTTATATCCCTTACGTCAATTAGATTTGTGATGAACACAAATCAAAATCTTCAAATTTCTTATCAAATTCCTTATAAAATTTTAAAAAATGTTTTAAAAATTAACTTGAAATTAGTTTTATTAGAAAGTATGAACAAAAATGGATATGAGCGACATTATTAAGTTTTATTCGAAAAGTAAGCTTTTCAAGGAATTTTCAAATTTCACTTTACATTCATTTGAAATTGATAACAATATTTTCATTTCCGGAGAACACGCATTTCATTATTTCAAATATAATTTGCTAAGTGTAAAAACGGAAAATCTTGTTCGTAAAGATGAATTGGAAAATTATTCTCTCAAATTTGTTGGATTAGAACCTCATTTTAAGACACCACTCGATGCTAAACGAGGTGGTGGAAAAAGGGGAAAGTCTTTGAATAATGACGAAATTAATTTCTGGAATGAGATTAGTTCTGAGGTTCAATACAAAATTTGTAATTCCAGAATTTCTGCTGATAATGACTTAAAAATGTCTTTGCTGAAGTCAGACAAAAAATATCTTCTCCACCAAGAGAACCGCGGAAAGAGCCCTATTTGGGGGGGAAGGATTGATAAAAATACAGGTGAGCTAATTGGTCAAAACAAATTAGGTAAAATCTGGATGAAAGTACGTGAAGAACTGTAAACAAATCATATGATTTTCACAATTTTTGTGTTTTTTATCATATTCCCTTAAAAATATTCCAGCCATTTTTTTCGCAATTTGAAGCCACGATTTTTCATTACCCTTAATACTATTTTGTAAAAATGATAAAAAAACGACCTTGAAACTCTTTATGATTTCACAACAAATTTACTTGAAGAAAAATGAGTTATGTGCCCGAGTTTGTGACACTTTACGAGATTATTCCTTTTATTGAATACTTACCATTGAACAACGCAACTATTAGTGTTGCTGTCAAAGACTACCTTGAAGGTGGTGAGAAAAAGGATGCAATTATCAAGAAATATGGTAAGATTGAAGATTGGAACACAACAGAGGTTACTAATATGTCGTATCTATTTCATTTATGTTATACATTTAATGAAGATATTTCAAAATGGGATACTTCTAAAGTAACTAATATGAATAGTATGTTCTGTCGTGCTGTAAGTTTCAATCAACCAATTGGAGAATGGAATACTGCTAATGTGACTAATATGGAAGATATGTTCGCATTTGCTAAAAATTTCAATCAGCCTATTGGGGAATGGGACACTTCTAATGTTACTAATATGCAAGGTATGTTTAGCCTTGCTGAAAATTTCAATCAAGACATTTCAGGATGGGATACTTCTTGTGTAACTGATATGAATTGTATGTTCTATTGTGCTGAAAGTTTCAATCAACCTATTGGTGAATGGGATACTTCTAATGTTACTGATATGGAATATATGTTTAATAGTGCTGAAAATTTCAATCAACCTATTGGAGAATGGGATGTTTCTAAAGTTACTAGGATGGATTTTATGTTTAAATATGCCGAAGGTTTCAATCTTGAGAATGCCCCTTGGTATCAAGATAATGATGATGATTGATAACTAATAAATTTGAAATAACCTTAAGGTTTTTTTGTAAAAATGTTTTTAAAACGACCTTGAAACCTTATATGATTTCACAACAAATTTACTTGAAGAAAAATGA